GATCCTGAATTTGAGACGTTCTATACGAAGAATATCCTTCTGAACGAAGGTCTTCGTGCTTGGTTGGCACCAGTTGATCAACCTCACGAGAACTTTGTATTCCCAGAAGAAGTTCTACCAAGAGGTAACGCTCTGTAAAATAAATAGAGGGTGTAACAACCCTCTTTTTTAATGGCGATTACCTATTATTATCCTGAGGGACCATTTGGTCCAATTTGTGACATCTTTATTGATGATGCTGATGATGGTTTACGTGAAGTAGAACCAGATGATGGGGATGGACGAGTACCGACATATGGTCCTATAGATTATGGTGGAATTGAGAGTGTCATTCCAGATACTCTACCCTTTCTAACTAGTAGAAGATGTAAAGTTAGAACTCTTGCAGATGGAACTGAAGAGTATTATGATTGTGTAGATGATCTGACATCACCAATCGGAGCACCAGCTGATTTTCCATTAATTGTACCTCAATATGATTGGGAAACTATATCAACTACATGGGGAATAGAAGATGATTTTGAACCACTCAAGATTACTCCTGAGATGTGTTCTCCTGCAGATCCAGATGTCAATATAATTCCTGTAAAATTTTTTAGGGCAGATGGAACTTTTGTAGAGAAAACACAAGTAGAAAGATCAAACCCTGTTACTTTTCCTGTGACTGATGGTACTCCAAGCACTATTGTTTCGAGAATACTTAATGCAGAATTTGTAGAGATTGGTGGAGGTTTATCTGCATTCTTCCTTGCTGATGGCACAGGTATACAAGTGGATGGTACTGGCACTGGAACCATCACAATTGACTTTGAGTGGGATGATAGTCCTAGTATCTCTGGTCAGTCAGTTGGAACAGTAACTATTGGCGGTCAAACTTTCAGTCAGGGCAGTTCAGGATCAGGAAACCAGACTCGAGCCTTCTCTGTTACTGGTGGTAACTCATATCTCTTTAACTTCAGTGGACAGAGCGCAGATGCTGGTTTCATCGTCAGTGATGATGGTCAGTCGATTCAATGGGATGACGATGCAACTAATGGATTTGATTTAAATTCCACGCTTAGCATTAGAAGTCTTACTGGTGCTGGTGGTTCTGTAGTCTTGAGAGCAACTGGAACTGAAAATTTTACGAGTCAGATTGGACTGACTTTGGAGTGGGATGATAATCCAAATACTAATGGATCTGCTCTGGGTACAGTTGTCATTAATGGTCAAACATTCACTCAACGTGGAAGTAAAGGATCACAAGATATGGAGATTTCGGTCACTACTAATACCGATTATCCATTAACTATCGATGGTGGTGCTGGTGAAGGGGGAAGTAATAATAATCAAGATGTAAGTTATCCAATTACAATCGCAGCCAACGGAGATAAAGGTAGAGGCGACTTCGCTGTAGTTAAATCTGTTTCAAATGATACGATTAAATTTACAGATGCGTCTTTTCAAATGGATACTGATTCAGAATTCAAAATTAAATCGACATCATCTGGAGTAAGTGCTAGGTTTAGGGGAAGTGATGAAGATGATCTTGAACTAGTTGTTACAGGTGATGGCACTGTTACTTTAGAATTTGAGTGGGATGATGATACAAACACTAATGGAAAATCAGTTGGTGAACTCTATATTGATGGTCAGACAATTGACCAGTCGGGTGATGAAGGAGAAGAAGAGATAACTATTAATGTTGGTTCTTCTGGTAGTGGTGGAACAGGTGTATCAGGTAGTGGTTTGGGTGGTTATGAGGTAAGCAGTAATAGTATTTGTTTCTATGATCTCGATGGCACTGATTGTAATGCAACATTGAGGATCACTGGATTTGTACCAGCAGAGTCTGAACCTGGACCAGGTGCTTGGAATGATGATGCAGATTTATATGCAGTATGGGTTAATCCAGAAGTTTGTACACTACCAACGCTACAACAAACAGTAACTTATTTTATTGACATTCCAGATACAGGCAATTATACTATCACTGGTGGTGCAGATGATGAGTTTCAAGTTTACTTAAATGACAGTACCACTCCAGTCATTGGAGGTCCTGCTGGTATTTTTGAACCATCACACGAAATTCATCATACTGGTAAGTACACTCCACCATATTCAGCAACAGTCCCTTTGACTAAAGGCACATTAAAAATGGTTGTGACCTGCACCAATGGATCAACTGAAAATGATGAAGATGGTAATCCAACAGGAAATGCTTTCAAGTGGTATTACAATCCTGGTGGATGGTACATAAAAATTTGTAGAGGGAACAAATGTATCGAATCTACTAGTATTGACTGGGTTCACTCTGGTCCTAATGGTGAGGGTCAGTGGGGTGAGTTTATGGATAAGTATGCTGTATATCCTTCTAACAGCGATGTACTATTGAATGTTGATCACTCAGCAACTTATAATATTCTCGTTCCTTTTACGGGTGATTATACTTTAGAGTGGGGTATGGATGATGTAGGAACAATTTCTCTAGATGGAACGCAAATTGTAAGTTCTGGATATGAACCAAATTCTCAGACGTATGTCATAAGTAATCTTACTGCTGGTCCTCATACGATAGGAGTTACTATCAGAAACAATGGACCTAAGGGGGATTGGATTGCTAATCCTGGAGGTATTGCCTGGACATTGACCCCAAAGACTGGACCTGGAGAGGGTTCGTCAGATATTGACTGGACAATCTCTGGACAAAACTCTGATGCAGGGTATCAAATCAAAAACAACGGACAAAGAATTATTTGGGATGATAATGCTAGTAATGGTTTTGATGAGAATGCTAGAATGGACATTGGAAAGGTAACACAACTGATGGGATCTAATATAGGTGTTTCATTTAGTTCTGATGGAACTGGACTTGATGTAACTGGGTCTGGAGAAGCTGATGTTAGATTAGATTTTAGTTGGGACGATAGTCCATCAATTTCAGGACTTGCTGTTGGTACACTTACCATTGCTGGTGAAACCTTTTCACAGACAACTAGTAGTGAGAGTGAAACTTTCGCGATTAGAATCGCAGCCAACGGTGATAAAGGTAGAGGTGATACTGCTGCAGTTAAAGATGTTTCGGATAAGAAAATCAAGTTTACAGATTCAACTGATCAAATGGATACTGATTCCGAATTAAAAATTAAATCAACATCACCTGGAGTAAGTGCTAACTTTACTGGAAGTAATGATAACAACCTTGAACTGGTTACTACTGGTCAGGGTACTGTTACTTTAGAATTTGAGTGGGATGATGATCGAAACCGAAATGGTAAATCAGTCGGTGAACTTTATATTGATGGTCAAACAATCGATCAGTCGGGTGATGAAGGAGACGAAACAATAACTATTAACGTATCTTCTGGACAAAGTAGTCAAAATAAAACTATTAGAGTTTCAAGATATGGTCCAACTGCTGGTATAATAGCGTCGTCTTTAGATTTACAAGAACAAACTACTGAAGGAAATTTAATCTGGCATACTAGAAAAGCTACAGGATACAAATACGTGGAGATCACATAATGGAATTACCAAAAATTAAAAACGAAGACTTACCAAAAGAATTGAAAGAAATTCTTGGTGATAATGATGCTGAATTTGATGCGATCGTAGATCCGAAAGATGTCATTAGTCTAGATCTTGATCCTGAGGCATATTTTGAGGAACGCTCTAAGATTGCTAAGAAGCTAGTAGAATCAAGGAAAAAGTCTCAGGAATATCTAAGGCAACAGCGGTTGGAAAACCGTAATAATAAACAAGTATAAATACTCGTTGTAATATTACAAACTTGTAACACTTGCCACTTCTTCAGGTATGTGTTATAATTATCCCCAACGCAGACAAGTCGAGTCTGCTTCAATCTGCGGGTAACCATTCCGCAAGTAAACAAAGGTATTAAACAAATGATCAAATCTGCAATCGCACTTGCCGCCGCTGCTCCCCTGATGGCAGCACCTGCCCTTGCTGGCCCCTACGTTAATGTAGAGGCAAACTCGGGTTTCACTGGCTCGGACTACACTGGAACGACGACAGACGCTCATGTGGGCTACGCTGGCGAAGTCGGTGCTGTCGGTTACTATGCACAGGTGGGTCCTAGTTTCGTCACTGTTGACGGTGGTGAAAGCGACACCGTTCTCTCTGGTAAGGTTGGCGCATCTGTTGCCGCTTCTGAGGCACTCTCCATCTACGGTGAATTCGCATTCGCTGGCGGCATTGATGATGCTGACAACGGTTATGCAACCAAGGTTGGTGCAACCTGGAGTTTCTGATATATAATATGAGACCTTTCGTGCGGTCTCTACATTAGTCGGAACACCCAATGGGACCTCATAGAGGTCCCTTTTTCATCAGAGGATATTATGAACTTTGCCGTATACACTCGCAACGGTTGCCCATATTGCACCAAAATTAAACAGGTTTTAATGGGAAAGGGATATTCTTTTACAGAGTATCGCTTGGACACACATTTTAATCGAGAAGAATTCTACCAACAGTTTGGTACTGGTAGCACATTTCCCCAAGTTCTGCTAGACTCAAAACGTCTCGGAGGTTGCACAGAAACTGTCAAATATCTCAGAGAAAACAACCTTGTTTAGTACTAAATAATCTTGAGTTCAAAACATAGGAGGGTTGGTTTCCATATTATTGTAAACGGTTAAACGGGGGGAAACCATGTTAATTGCACTAGTAGTTTTAGTTGTACTCGGAGCGTTTTTACTGGGAACTACACTGTCCTGGTTAGCGAAAGGGTATGTAGAAGACTTCATCGAGAACGCAGCATATGCCAAATCAGTAACACATCCTGAAATGTTCGATGAAGATGGTAACATGTTACATGACGAACTTATCTATATCAGACCAGACACACAATACTGGACTGAGTTTGAAGATGAGGATGATGAATGATTAAAGGAGTTAATTATGCCTACAAAATCTATTGATAATAGCAACTCAAGGTTGCTACTTAGTGAGATCTTACGAAAGGTCTCTAATGCAAAGACAAAAGCAGAGAAAGTTTCTCTGCTTCGTAAATACAACAGCACTGCTCTCAGACAGTTGTTGATTATCAACTTTGATGATAGCATTGTTTCTATGATGCCTGAAGGTGAGGTGCCTTACACTCCTAATGACGCACCAGTTGGAACTGACCACACACGTCTTGAACAAGAGTATCGTGGTCTTTATCGTTTCTTCAAAGGTGGGCAGGATAAACTTCCTGCCTTGAAACGAGAGTCTATGTTTGTTCAACTCTTGGAGGGACTTTCTGCTGAAGAAGCAGAACTATTAGTTCTTGCCAAGGATGGTCGTATCAATGAGAAGTATAAGCGCATCACCAAAGCAGTTATTAGTGAAGCGTTCCCTAGTATCGAATGGGGAGGTCGTTCTTGAAGTTTATCGCTAAGGAATGTGACCCATCTCTTGCACAAGATCGGTCGCTTCCTTATACTGCATATCTTGTAGAATATTTACAGGACGGTCTCACAAAGTTTGACATCGTTTCTTCTACAAAACAAGTAGAAATTTTTGATTATTACTGGGATCTATATCGATATGATTTCATTAAAATGACTCAAACTGAAGGTAGAATTAGTCCTAAACTATGGGTAGACCCGAACGAACCGAAAAAAGGCAAGAAAAAGTGACCATTTATTTTGATAAACGCGCCTTTGAGGAGCAAGAAAAAGAGGAAAAGGAACTAGAAGAAAAGCAAAAGAACAAAGAAGAAGCAGTTAAAGCAGCGGTAGCATTCATTGCTTTTTTTGTCAAACCTGCTATTATTATGCTATTATGGAACTGGTTGCTACCAGGTATCTTTGGTCTCGCTACTATTGGATATTTCAAAGCACTTGGTTTGTATTTACTCGCTAGACTTTTTATTGATAAAGAATGACAAAAGTATGTTTGATCTCTGTCACTCCTGATGCAGAGAAGACAATCGGATACATCGCTCGTGTGAGCAATCCTGCGAATCAGGAGAATCCCAAGGTAGCAGGACTGCTGAAGTATTGTATTAAGCATGGACATTGGTCTGTGTTTGAACAGGCAACGATGACTCTGGAGATCTCTACCACTAGAGGTCTGGCAGCTCAAATCCTACGTCATCGTAGTTTCTGCTTTCAAGAGTTTTCCCAACGCTATGCTGATTCCTCCCTACTCTCGGAGACGATCTCGCTCCCAGAACTCCGACTCCAAGACCACAAGAATCGTCAGAATTCTATCGATGCTATTGACCCTTGGAAGAAGCAGAAGTATGAAATCCTGATGCAGAATCATTTCAAGCAAGGTATGGAACTATACCAGCA